ATTCCCTGGCAACGTTGGGTGCTAGATGATTTATTATCTGTAGATGCAAGCGGTGCGTTTCTCAAGAAGTCGGCCCTCGTTCTAGTCGCAAGACAGAATGGCAAGACTCACCTAGCCCGTATGTTAATTTTGGCCCATTTATTTCTATGGGGATCTAAAAACGTGTTGGGTATGTCTTCCAACCGCAATATGGCATTAGATACTTTTAGGCAGGTGGCTTACACGATAGAAGATAACGATTTCTTATCTAAACAAGTACGCCAGATCCGATTGGCTAACGGCCAGGAGTCTATTGCGCTATTAAATGGCGCTAGGTATGAAATTGCAGCAGCTACCAGAGATGCGCCCCGTGGTAAGACCGCAGATTTCTTATATCTTGATGAGTTACGAGAATGGTCTGAAGAGGCATTTACTGCAGCTTTACCTGTTACACGAGCTAGACCAAATGCAATGACTTTAATGACAAGTAATGCGGGCGATGGTTTTAGCACAGTGCTAAATGATCTTAAAGAACGCTGCATGTCCTACCCACCCGCTAATTTAGGTTATTACGAGTACAGCGCACCACAGCATTGCAAGATACATGACCGTAAAGCCTGGACTATGGCAAACCCAGCCCTGGGCCATTTAATAACTGAGCAAACATTAGAAGAATCGGTAAATACCAATAGTGTTGAAGCTACTCGCACCGAGATGCTTTGCCAGTGGGTAGATAGTGCTGTTAGCCCCTGGGTTTATGGCTCAATTGAGGCTTGCAGTGATAGCAGTTTAGAAATACCTGTCGGGCCACAAACAATTATGGCATTTGATATCGCACCTACAAGAAGATCTGGGGCTTTAGTAATGGGCCAAATGAAAGACGGAAAGATAGCTGTTGGTTTGGCGCAATTGTGGAGCAGCGAAGTAGCTGTAGATGAAACAAAAATGGCCAGCGACATAAATGAATGGGCTCGCAAATACCATCCAACCTTAATTTGCTATGACAAGTACGCCACACAAACTTTGGCAACAAAATTGGAACAAAGTGGTTGGAAGATGCAAGATGTATCAGGTCAAGCCTTTTACCAGGCGTGTTCTGACTTATCTGACGCTTTGGCTAACGGTAGATTGGTGCATTCAGGACAACCAGATCTCGTACAGCATTTAAATAATTGTGCAGCCAAAACCAGTGACGCTGGCTGGAGAATAATCCGCAGAAAAAGCGCAGGCGATGTTACAGCGGCTATTAGTTTGGCAATGGTGGCAACAGAATTAACCAAGCCACAAAGAACCGCACAAATCATTGTCTAACTTGCACTATTTGTCCGATTTATGGTATAACATACCTATATGGGTCTATTGTCTGCTTTGGGTATAACCAAAAAAACTGAAACTGTCCAAGCGCAATATGCCCCTGCAATTATGGACACAGCTTATGGCTATGGTTCATTTACAACTGGTGTTGGTAATTTCCCTGGCGGTTTAGATCGCAACTTCGCAATGCAAGTACCCGCAGTTTCCAGGTGCAGAAATCTCATAGCTGGTGTAGTGTCCTATCTGCCGTTAAAACTTTACAAAAAGTCTAACGGTGAGGAGTTGGGAAATCCTCTTTGGCTAGAACAACCAGACTATCGGCAGCCAAGATCCGTCACCATATCATGGACTGTCGATAGCCTCCTCTTCTATGGGATTGCTTATTGGCGTTGTACAGAATTGTACGCAGATGATTTAAGACCATCACGATTTGAGTGGGTCGCTAATAACCGAGTTACATTTACAACAAATAAGTTTGGTACAGAAGTAGAAGAATACTTTGTCGATGGCGTAAGAGCACCTATGACTGGTATTGGCAGTCTTATCACTTTCCAGGGACTGACACAAGGCGTATTACAAACCGCAGCCCGCACAATACAAAGCGCTTTAGATATTGAAAAAGCAGCAGCTGTATCTGCTCAAACTCCAATGCCATCTGGCTACATTAAAAATACTGGAGCAGATTTACCAGAAGCTCAAGTCTCAGGATTATTAGCACAATGGAAGCAAAGCAGACAAAACAGAAGCACCGCATATTTAACTAGCACATTATCATACGAGACCACAGGGTTTTCTCCTAAAGACATGATGTACAACGAGGCGCAACAGTATTTAGCAACGCAAATTGCACGTGCTATGAACGTACCTGCATATTACATAAGTGCCGATATGAATAATTCTATGACCTATCAAAACATAATCGATGGCCGTAAAGAATTTGTGGCTTATTCCTTGCAACCGTTTATTTGTGCAATTGAGGACAGACTTAGCATGGATGATATCACGCCAAGAGGGCATGTTGTAAAATTTGCAATCGAGGAGTCTTTCTTGCGAGCCGATACAATGAAACGTTTAGAAGCACTTGAAAAAATGTTAGCTTTGGGTCTCATAGATGTAGAAGATGCCAAAGAAATGGAAAGCCTAACACCCAACGGAAGAGAAACAGAAGATGATACTTACATTCAGTAGCCAGGTAGAAGCTGCCGATACAGAGCGCAGAGTTATCGCTGGCAAGATCGTGCCATTCGAAGAAGTGGGCAATACTTCTGTCGGTAAGGTGGTATTTGCTAAAGACTCAATCGAAATTGGCGATCCAGGCAAGGTCAAGATGCTTATGCAGCACCAAGCAGATAAACCCATAGGCCGTATGCAAAAATTTAACAAAGCCGAGGATGGCATTTACGCATCATTTAAGATCAGTGCATCTATGCAAGGACAGGATGCTTTAATCCTGGCAGGCGAGCAATTAATTGATGGTTTATCTGTTGGAGTTGATGTAAACAAGTCAGTACAGAAAAAAGATTATTTATACGTAACCAGTGCCACCCTAGCAGAGACACCAATCGAAACTAAAGAAAGCGAGGCTCCTGTGGAAGATTTAGCAACAGCGCCACAAGAAGCAAAGGCAGAGGCTGCTACTCCTACAGTAGAAGCTGCACGCCCAGTAATTACAGCACCATTAATTCAGACACGTGTACGTACACCTATTACTTCAATGGGTTCATACACAGAGCACAAGATTAAAGCTGCATTAGGCAACGATGAATCCAAATTATATGTTGCAGCTGCAGATGATTTTGCTACCAATGGTATTGGATTTAATCCAACACAATATCTAACAGAGTTTGTAACCAATACACGCTTTAGCACTCCTGCGCTAGATGCTTGTAGCTCAGGCACTTTGCCACAAAGTGGTCTTACAATCAATGTACCATCACTTGTCACTTCTGCTGGCGGTGGAACTGGTGTAGCACCAACTGTAACTGTTGAAGCCGAAGGCGGCGCAGTATCAAATACAGATATGGTCAGCCAATACTTAACTGGTACTGTATCTAAGTACAGCGGTATGAACACACTATCCGTTGAGTTGTTAGAGCGTTCAGACCCAAGTTTCTATGCTGAATTAACACAGCAATTAGAAAATGCTTACCTACAAAGACTTGATACCACAGTCCTTGCTGCATTAATTGCCGCAGGTCAGTACTCATCAGGTTGCGATGCAGATTCAGCTGGTATTATTGAGTTTGCTAGCGATGCAGCTCGTAAGGTTTATACAGCTACTGGCTACTTTGCAAGCAACTATATTGCTAACCCATCACAGTGGCAATTACTGCTACAGGCAACAGATAGCACAGGTCGCCCAATTTATTCAGCATCACAACCAATGAATGCAGGTGGAGCAGTAGCACCTACTTCAATCCGTGGAAATGTACTAGGACTTGATCTATACGTAGACAAGAACTTTACAGCTACAACTACTATAGATGATTCTGCTGTAATTCTTGCACCAGAAGCATTTACTGTATATCGCTCACCTCAGGCATTTATGTCTGTTAACGTAGTGTCAAACCTACAAGTACAGGTGGCAATCTACGGATATATGGCAACAATCGCCAAGATGCCTAACGGCATTGTTAAGTTTAACCTTAACTAAAAACACAATCAGTAATCTCTGGGGTTTAGTAGCCCTAGCCCCAGAGAGCTATTAGCAAAGGAGTAGAGAGTGCCAGCTAGTTTTGTTACCAAAGCTGAACTGAGAGCTAATCTTGGAATTGGCTCTCTCTATTCTGATGCCGTAGTGGAAGAAGTCTGCCAAACTAGCGAAGACCTGCTCAAACAGTATTTATGGTATAACGATGCACCAGTAGTGGCCGCTGGATTACAAAACAATGTAGCCACATTAGTATTAGCAAACCCAGGCATATTTGTTAAAGGCCAAAGCGTAGCCATAGAGGGCTGCGGATCAACTTATGGTGGAAATCACGTAATCACTAGCACAATACCTGGCATAACAATTCCAGTCAGTATCAGCACTGCATTCTGGTCATTTTTTAGTAATTATCAATGGCCTAATGGTTACTCATTTATTCAGTTTGCAAAGACACACGCAGACGATCCATTCCATCGCATTATTCCAAGTGGTAAAGCATCTGGACAAGACACTAAAGAAGTCGATTATGCGCAAACCCCCGCTATTCGGGAAGCGGCGATGATTATTGCCGTAGATATCTGGCAAGCACGTCAAGTGAGCCAGACTGGTGGGGTAGGTATGGATGGGATCAGTGCCAGCCCTTATCGGATGGGTTATCAGCTGATTAACAGAGTGCGTGGTCTCATCCAACCTTATTCAGCGCCAGCATCATTGGTAGGCTGATGGCAGCGATAACCACACTGCGGACAACACTAGCAACCGCTTTAACAAACAATGGCGTATGGTCAACCTTTGCATTCCCACCTGCAACTTTATTGGCTAACAGCGTAGTGGTAACTCCTAGTGACCCATATATCGAACCAAACAATAATAGCCAAACAGGTATAGCACCCCTGGCTAATTTTAAGATTTTAGTAACCACACCTGCATTTGACAATCAAGGCAACCTAAAAGGTATAGAAGATTTTATTGTGGCAGTAGTAACTAAACTAGCGGCATCTACCCTGGTTTACAATATATCAAGTGTCTCCGCTCCAGCTATAACTAACGCAGCTAGTGGAGATTTATTAACGTCAGAAATAACAGTATCAATCCTAACGAGCTGGAGTTAAAATGAGCACACACGAAGAAGACTTAGCCTTCTTGAAAAAGACAGGCCAATTAGCAAGCGCACCAAAACCAACTGCACAAACTAAGAAAGACGAGGAATAAGTATGGCAATTTATCTAAATAATAACGTAGGTGTTAAGTTGGCTACCAATGCTGCGCCAACCACACCATCTATCGACATTAGCTCATACGTAACTAATGCCGTAATTAATCAGATCGTGGATGAGTTAGAAGTAACCGCTATGGGTGACACAGCACACAAGTTTGTTGCTGGTCTACAATCAGGCACATTCACTATTGACTTTATCAATGACTGGGCAGCATCTCAGGTCAACGAGACACTGAGCGCAGCCTTTGGCAAGACTTTATCAGTATCAGTAATCACTGTTAAAGGCACTGCCGTATCAGCTACAAACCCTACTTACCAATTCTCTGTACTTGTAAATAACTTGACCCCAATCGGTCAGGGTGGCGTAGCCGAGGTTGCTACCTCATCTATCACATTTACAGTAAACTCCGCAATCACAGTGTCATCATCGGTGGCATTCTAACTAAGGAGCAGTAATGGCAAAGCTAAAGATAACAAGGGCTAATGGTGAAGTATCAGAACACAAGATAACACCAGGTGTCGAGTACGCTTTCGAATTGAAGTATGGATCAGGTATTAGCAAAGTCTTGCGTGAGCACGAGAGGCAAACAGAGATTTTTTGGCTTGCTTATGAATGCTTACGCAGGGCTGGCGCTCAAATACCTTTGTGGGGAGTAGAGTTTATTGACAGCCTAGAAACTGTCGAGGTATTAGACGAAGAAAAAAAATAACTGAGCGGTCTTCAGTCCTTTACAGCATCGCACAGCTAAGCGTAGAGACTGGGATACCGCCTAGAGAATTTATTGATATGGATAGCGAAATGTATGCCGCAATCATACAAGTGCTAACCGACAGAGCTAAGGAGATCCGAAATGCCAGCAGAAGCCGTAGGCGTTAAAGATGTCCTTGCAGGTCTAAAGTTTATTGACAAAGATTTACAAGATCGTATTAGGACTGC